CTAAACAAAGGATTTGCATAATGTTAGGAGCAGGCAAAATTGCTACTTTTGCCAAGTTGGCTGCTATTGCATCAGGCCCAGCACCTGTTTATGGTGCCGTTAATTTTTCTAGTTCTTCTTATTCATCAACTGGATTAACCACCACTGCCACTGACAACAAGTATATGACTGTGGCATTTACATTCTATTTGCCAAGTAGTGCTACAGGTAGTTTTATGGATTTGTTCTCCATTAGACTAGGCACAGGCAGCGGTGAAATAGGTTATCAAGCAATTCTTCAAAGCACAAGACTTCATAATTATTTCATTAATAATACTGGAGGCAGCACTGGACAAACTTATGGTGATTATGAAATCACTACCAGCAATGCTTGGCATCAAATAGTTTATTATCACGATGCCACAAGTTTTGCCAACTGCAAATATTTTGTTGATGGTGTTGATAGAACAGCAAATTTATTAAACGGTCCAAGTTTCGGCGAACCCGCAATGGCTAATGCTGATTTCAACTGGGCAAATACCAATACTACCATTAGCATAGGCAATGGAATTAGTGGATTTGATGTAGCCGCAGGCACAAACTTTGATGGTAGATTTAGCCAACTGTATATTGGTAATACTGCCGGAGCCCCAGACATTACCAAGTTCTGGGACAGCACAGATGCCCTGCCAAGAGACTTAGGATCGTTTGGCAACAGTACCGGTTTGCCTCGCCCACTAATCTATCACTATGGTAGCACTACTACATTCCCGACAAACAGAGGAACATTAAGTTCATATACACTAACACCTACTAACTCGCCAACAAATGCGGAAGGTCCTGCATATGGTACTAATGGTTGGTACTTGTTCCTTGCACCAACTGGCGAACAACTTACCAGTCATATTGGCAGTCATCAACTTGGTGTTATGGGCTACAATACAGGCAATAAGATTCGTGTAGCGGCTGCAATATCAGATTTAACTGTAGGAGCAATGACTTATTTGTTGCCTGCAATATTTGATCCTACAACCAAACAATTTGACATTAAAACCAAAGTATCAACAGGACAAGACCCAGACGGAGCCCCTGGTTATACCGGTTTTACTGGACGCAAAGCAGTTTCTGAAATGTCTAGAAATATAGGAACAGCAGATGCAACCAACTGGGGTATTACTTATACTCCATATAATGATTCTGTCTATAACTATGTTCTTCCTTATAGTATGAGCAGTGATGGTACCATTGCGTTTGGTACTGCGGCAGCATCAATGAGTCCTAGTATCGGAACTTCAGCAGAAGGTGGAGATCTTGATTACGATGGCATCAATAACGGATTGCCAACTTATGTTTTCTTTCTTCGTGAAGATGCCGGCAATCAAACTCGTATGGCATTTACTAGAAGCGGATCAACACTAACAAAGGTGTCAGGCAATGCCACTTACTTTAACGGTAATCGTTCAACAGTAATTGGTGCCAACATAAACCAGGCCCAGGCAAACTTCATAAGTTTTCAAGGAAATGCTTCTGGAGCCAGAGCAATGACAATCACTACCGGAGGAACAATTTATGATTCTGGTGATATTGCCCACGGAGTATATGGCAAAATACACGCAGTCAAAGTATCCTCTAACAAATATTTTATCTACGGACTAAATGCTCCACAAGATACCTATATCGCTAAAATATTAAATGTGACTTTTAGTGCCAGTGGAGTTCCGTCTGTTTCATTCGGCAGTGAGTTCCAAGAAGAAACCACTGCCAATCGTCCTGCCACTGCTTATAACTACGGCACAAGAATTGTAGCAAGTGCAACTGCCGATCAAGTAATATTATTTTATACTGTAAATAGCACGGACCTTTATGCTAAGGTGGCATTGGTTAGTGGAGATAGTATAAGTTGGGCCAGTGGGACTTTCTTGGGCAGTTTCCCTAATGGTGCAACTGGTTTAGATGTTCAGCAGGCATACATTGATGCCAGCAACAATTACATTATGGGTATGACTAAGGGTGCTGTTGATAGTGAAAATCAAGTTGGACCTATGAGCCTATTTGCTGTCACTTATAAAAATATTGTTAATACATTTATGGTAGTGACACCAGCAAGCGGTTCAGTTAATGAAGGCAGCAGTCTAACATTCAATATCACAGGCTCGGGTATTACCAACGGCACATATTATTGGACTGTGAATACCAATGCTGGAGACTTTGGCACAAGTTCAGGCAGTTTTACTATCACAAGCAATACAGGTAGTTTTTCAGTGACTCCTACTGCTGACTTAACCACTGAAGGTGCTGAAACATTTACAGTCAGTGTGAGAACTGGCAGCACATCAGGACCAATAGTAGCAAGTTCAAGTTCAGTCACTATCAATGATACCAGTCAGACTGTTGGCACAACATCAATGTCATTGGCAGCATCAAACAGTTCTCTTAGTTCGCTTATTACTATTCCAAGCGGAATAGCAACAGGTGATGTTGCAATACTGTGGGATATGAACACAAGTAATTCAAATGTGACGCCAACCGGATGGACTCAGATATCAAGTGCTGGTACTACTGGTGTAAGATTAAACATAAGTTATAAACAACTTAGTGCTGGAGAAGCCAGCACTAATATTTCTGGATCAGGCGGAACCACAAGAAAAGTTATGCTTGTGTTTAGAGGAAATAATCCTCCAACAAGTATAATTCCTACTGTTTATGGACAACAGGGAACCGCAGCCACACCGGGTGCTCAAACAATAATAGCACCAGCAGGCTCACTACCTTATATATTCTTCTCCGGACACGCTGCCACTTCTACTGGCGGTTCAAGAAGTTGGAATACCGGGGCACCTACTGAATATCAAAGTAGAAGCACAAGCAGTGTCTATGCTAGATATGACATATACAACAGCAGTGGTGCCAGCAATACCACAGTATCAATGACTGATGCTGGAATAAACGCTATGATTAGTTTTAGAATACTCTTTAGTTAAGGAAAAATGATGGATTTATATTACATTGAAGAAGGGTATTATGATGCAGGATATTATGTTTATACTGCTAATGCTCAAGCCGCACCTACAGTAGTTTCGTCAGTTAATTGCACGGCTGATAAGACTGCGGTGTTTAATATAAATCTTAATGCTGTCTTTACTCAAACCGCCACAGTAAGTCACATAGAAGGTGCTGACTTGTTTGCCTTTAGTGATGCCGCAATTGCCGTGCAGGTTGATAGAATTCGTGGCACTAACATTGCGGCTACCTCAGTGTTTGCTATTGCCACTGATGTTTCTAGACTGCAACAAGGTGATGCCGACGCCGATGCAATATTCTCTGCCATTATTAATGGAATACGCAGTCGTGAATTCAATATTGAAACGCAGACTGCGTTTTCTTTTGTCTGTAATGTTAAGAGAGTAAGATTTGGTGTAAGTGCATTTATAGCCGAGTCTAGTGTTTCTTGTGATGCTACAAAAATAACTCCATTTATTGATGCTGAAGCCAGTTTTACATCAGAATTTACTACACAAGCCAACTGCGGAAAGATTTTACAATACGCATCTGCTGTCAATGCAAGCACACAATTAACAGCCACTATCAGTCACATTGAAGGTGCTGACTTAACTGCATTTACCGATGCCGCATTATCAGCACAAGCAGCCAGAACAAGAGATAACCAAGCAGATGTAAGTGATGCATTTAGCACACAAGTCACAGCCACAAGAATAAAACAATTACAGTCAAACATTTCTAGTGAAGCCAGTTTAAGTTCAGTAGCAAATTCTTCTAGAGAATTTAGTGCCACAATACAATCTGCAGTAGAAGTTAGTGCTACAATCAGCCACATTGAAGGTGCCGATTTATTTGCGTTTAGTCAATCAACATTGTCTGCTTCTGCTGAAAGAATAAGAGATAACCAAGCAGATGTAAGTGATGCATTTAGCACACAAGTCACAGCCACAAGAATAAAAAATCTAGAAGCCGCAGTGATTGTTTCTAGTGATGTCAATATATCTGTCATTAGAGTTAGATTTGTGTCTAGTGATTGCCAAAGCAATGTTTCTGTCAATTGTTCTGTAGATAAGATTAAAAATGCTCAAGCCGATTGCACAAGTCAATCAACAGTCAATGCAATCGTTGGTAATGTTAAACAATTTGTATCTAGTCAGTCAAGTGAATTTACAGTTAGTACCATCGGTTATAAGATTATGCCGTTGGCAAGTTCGGCAACCTCAGAAACCACATTAGTAGCATTTTCAAGTGTAGCCAGAGGTTCTACCATAGTTGTCTTTAACTTTGCTTCAATAAATGCGTTGCCGTTTGCAATATCTAGAGCGTCTGCTACTCTTGTATCACAGGCATCTATTCAAACAACAATCAGTAAGATTGCAGATAATGAAGCAAATATATCTTGTGAAGTTAGCGTTAATCTTGTAGTAAGTAGAATTAGAGATAGTCAATCTAGTTTATCAACTCAATCTACTGTAAGCATTGCCAATGAAAGAATTAGATACAATCAATCTAGTCTAACATCAGCGGTTTCTTTAACTGCTATCATTGGCAAACAACAAAGCATTGATTTATACGCATTCTCTAACAACAATTTAACAGCCGATGCAGTAGTAATTAGAAATTCCGTTGCTAACATACAATCAGCATTTACTACAAATATTGGTGTTGGTAAGATACATCCAATCAATGCCGCATTGGCTTCTGCAGTTTCATTGTCTGCCACAAACACAAGATTGAAGTTTGCCAATGCAAGTTTAACAGCCAATGGTGGAGTCCTAAACCTAGTTGATGTAATACCTGCCGTAAGAATTGTAATGGGTAGTGCATTCTTTACAAATAAAGCCTATGCTGAAGATGGATATGTTGAAGACGAATATGCTACCAACTTCTTAACCATTGCCAACTACATTGTTAATAATCTACAGCAAGTATCTGCGGCATTTACCTTAACTGCTAATGCACAATCTGCTGTTCAAGGTGCTGCCTTGTTAGCCAATAGCGGCATAATGACAACCACGGCTGTCAAGATAACTTCTGCAACATCTAACCAGTTATCTAATGCCAACACCAATGTTAATATTGCTAAGACTGTCAATGTTTCGTTAAGCATTCAAAGTGCATTTACTGTATTTGCCAATGCTGGTAGGCAAGATGAAGTTTTCTTGACTGCATTTAGTAATGTATCGTTGATTGCCGTTGCTAGAAAATTAATTAGCATTTCTCTTAACCTTAACACCGCATCTACTTTAGTTGCCGATACTGCTGATAGTTTGTCAATAAGAGGACAAGCAAACCTATCAGCCGCATTTACATCTAGTGCGGCAATTAGAAAGATTGTTGGCTTTGGTGCAGTCTTAAAGGCATCAGGGTTTGTTGTCACTGTTGGTACTGTTTCAACTTCCGATAGATACATTCTATCAAGTGCCTTTAGTGTCAATGCCGTTGGTACAGTAATTAGAACGGGTGCTGCCATTGTATCTGTAGCGTCCTCTGTATCCGCAAGCGTTAGAAGAATAAGAACAACAACTGCCGCTATTGCCAGTGCAATGACTTTTGTTGTTGTAATTAGAGATCTAAGGCTTGATGAGATAGTGTATGTGATACCTGGTGAAAATTACATATACAAGATTATAAGCGAAACAAGGATTTACGAGATTTACGGTGAAACAAGAATTCGTTCTATAACAGGCGAAAGCCGAATAAGAACAATACAAGGCGAAAGCCGCATACATACTACTTAAGGAGACGATTATGGCTGTGCGTTCTGGATTTGAACAGACTTTACAAGGGCTTACTATCAAGAAAGATACAGAAGCCCAATTGATTTATACATTTGATTGGAGTGAATGGTTGCCACAAGGCGATTCAATTGCTTCTAGTGTTTATACTATTACCGCTCGTGCAAACGATCCGGATCCATTGGCAATACACACCCAAGGGCGTTCTGGTACTAACACCTATGTTGAACTAAAAGAAGGACAAGAAGGCAAGGTATATACAGTCACCTGCAAAGTGACTACTACCAACGGACTTATTGATAGAAGAAACTTTCGTGTTAAAGTAGAAGCAAGGAGTGCATAATGAGCGACTTAGCCGAAATTAGTGACATTGAAAACGAAAGTCTGCCTGCCCATACTGCTATCTGTGCTCAGCGGTACAGTCAGTTGGATATGCGTCTAAACAATTTAGAAAAAAAGATGTCGGATGTTCAGAAAGACATTCTTGAAGGACAGAAGTCATTGAAGGCTACAATCATAACTTCAACTGCTACCATAGTGGCAAGTTTGTTAGGTGTGGTAGCAACTATACTAATGAAATTCTAATATGCCAGCACCACAAGATTTACAGCAAGCCAGAATGGCTATATGCGAAAGTTGTCCAGAACTAACTACACTAAAGCGATGCCAACAATGTGGATGCTTTATGTTAGTTAAAACAAGATTAAGGGGTGCTCACTGTCCGTTAGGCAAGTGGCCCACACTAGAACAATGGACGACGAAGAATTTAGAAGAAGGCTTAGTGAAGTAGCAGAATGGAAACTGCCCGATACCCCACGAGAAGCCAGTCTCAATGCCAAGAAGAAACGAGGCAGAAAGAGCAAAGAGGAGCAATATCAAGATGAACACGAAGAAATCTTTTTGGAGTTATTTGATGGCGTTAATCCAACCTACGCCCCACTCCTTACCAGAATCAAACACGCCACCACAACCTGCGAGTGTGGAAGAGTCTGCACCAGTGGCTGCGAAAAAGAAGCGAAGTTATGTCAAACGCAAAAAGGCCCCCTCTGGCGATGGAAATGCAAAACCTGCGGAATGACGCAGGATCCTTATACCGGTGAATACACACTCACAGCCCAAAAGGCAAGCATAGTTTGGAATAGTTTCTTGCGTGAATCAAAAGGTTGTTATGCCAGCAAAGGCAATTTGGCAAAAGATGTAATAACAATCAGAAAATACCCTGATACAATGCGAGATGACTAAATAATATTAGCAGGGACAGATTCCGTTATATTCTACCTGGATATTGGTTAGTGCTGTCACACTTAAAGTAGTTTCTTATTGCCATTAGAAACGAGCCCTGTTAGAAACCCAGTCTTTACTGGGTTTCGTCTTTTACCACATTTAACCCCGTTATTTTGTCTCTCTGCTAAATACTTGTGACAGGCAAACTATCAATCATCATTGGCAATTCACTAGGCATATCATCTAACACATAAGGTTGGCCCGCCGGCGATAATCGGGCTGTGGAAAAACCAGGGAATAACTGGACACGCAACATATTGAGGCACCCCCGTTGCTTAGGCAACTATCCTGAAAAATTGGAAGTGGGTTTGAGGTTGAAAACAAAGATAACCGACGCATTGATATAGTATGAATTGTTAGCATACGAACACACTGGCTATAAACATCTAAACACTAGGAACGAGGTTTAGAATACTTTTTTTAAGTATATCGTGGCAGGTACGGAAAAGCACAGAGTCCGTTAGCATACAGTGATAAAACACCTGCTTCCATAAGTCTTGGCTGGGGCAACTCACATAAAGATAGACGGTGCCGAGCAAAACGGTTCCGTCTGACTGAAACAATCTACATAAAGTTTCTCATATATAATGTCTCTTAAATAAAAAGAAAGCGAAGCGACATACGAGTGAGCGGAAGCGAAATGAGTTGATGTCTGTAAGACATCATTAATAGTAAGGAACATATGACTTGGACTTATAACAACAAACCTCTTAATGAACTTCCCGATGATGTTATCGGATTTGTGTATCTGATTACTAATACCACAAATGGAAAGAAATACATAGGAAAGAAGTTGGCTAAGTTTGCCAAGACAAGATACAAGATGCACACACAGAAAAATGGTAAGAGGGTAAAGAAAAAGATTCGTTCATATGTGGATAGTGATTGGCTAACATACTATGGATCAAGTGAAGCCCTCACTAAGGACATCGAACTGATTGGAAACTATATGTTCTCACGAGAGATATTGCGTATGTGCTACTCCAAAGCGGAATGCTCATATATGGAAGCCAAAGAGCAGTTTTACAATGGCGTTTTGGAATCAGCAGATTGGTACAATGCCCAAATTAGTGTGCGAGTGCATAAGAAGAACATTTTGGACAAATTCTAACTTGACTCATTAACCACTCGGTGCTATACTATGTGTATGGTGTTATTTTACACTGACATTTAGGTAGAACTAGAATGGCAAAAGCATATTACCCTTACACTCAAACAGTAGTCAAGTTCTCTTACAAGAACTACACCAAAGACAGCCGTTTTGAACATAGCGAATTGGATACCGCAAGATACGGTATTAATTGGACAGTCCCCACTGACAAAGGCTATGTTTATAACGATTTTGGTTATGAGCGTGTTCAAGAAATCAAAGCCAAATATCAATATCAATTTGAAATTCAAACTCAACAACTTATCTCTAGGGTTCATCAAGAACTTGAGGATCATTTGATTGATATTAAACACCAACTTGAGGCTAAAATGGCTGAAGAACTTTTAGTTGGTGTAGTGCCAAGCAAAAAGGAGATGGCATAATGAATCAGCAAGAATTCCTAGAACACATTGCCAAATTATCACCCAAAGAGTATTACGATTTCATTCAAGAAGTCAGCAAGGCCCGTGGCTATCCCGCTTGGACTACTTGGGAAGAATATTATGCTATTTTGGAGGCAGCAGAATGACACAGATTGACGACATTGTAGTTTTGGACGACAACGAGACTTGGACCAGTTTTGGCGAAAGTTATGTTATGATTGGTGCCACTACAGAAGACAATGAGTCTTTTGTCCCTGATAGCGGCGAAGTTATTTCAATCCGTGAATTGGTAGCATTTTGGCAAGAAGGGCACAAATGAACTCAAACGAAACTCTACTAGAACAAATCCGCCGACTGAACGAGCAAGAAGCAGTCAAACACGAACTCCGAAGACAAGAAGCCTTAAATAAGATTAAAGAAATGCGTCGTGCCCAAAGAGAACAACAAGAACGACAACGAGATTATCAATAACATCAACCGAGTGACTCCGGTTGTGACAGCGGACTGGGGGTGCTACCCTTGTTCTACCACTTTTCCCCGTAGTGGTCCGCGAAACGGGGAACCCTTATGACATCAAGAACACAAATACGCAGTTGGATCAATCGTTGGAGAACTCGCCCTGGATTGGGTTGGAGTCCTTTCTTTTTAGACTATATTAGAAAAGCCTATCGTGTTCGTTGTGATCCAGATTAATCCTGTTCTTTATCCTCTCTGCTAAATAAACATATGAGCAGAAGCGGACCCAGACCCCATTGTTGGAAAGTGCAAGGTGAGATTCCTCACAAGCAGTATCTCGCTTGGTTGCAGATGAAAGCACAAGCCAACTACCGAAAAGAAGTATTTGCAATATCCTTTGAAGAGTTTAGGCTGTTATGGGTTGGACATTGGGAACGCAAAGGCAGAGGCACTGACGACTATTGTCTTACTAGAGAGGATCCAGATGGTGCTTGGATATGGGGCAATGTAGTTTGTATGCCCAGGGTAGAACACTTACAAAGACAAAAACTTTACAAAATGGAGAAACGGAAAAATGGCAACGAGAGTAATAAAATACATACCTAAGAACACAGCCGCGGGCACTGAATACCGCGAAATCGATGAAGATGACAAGCAGTTCATATTGACTTCTTGCATACAGGCACTGACAGTGATGAGCGAATACGACACTGCTGCCAGTGATGACGAAGATAAAAAATGGGTCAGAGATCAATGGTGGCACAAAAAGGACAAACGCCTGCACAAGAGTCAAAACGGATTGAATACCCCGTGCTCAGTGCTGGGTGGTATAGTGCATAATATGATGTTCAAAACACCCTTGCAAAGAGACTTGAGCGACAAGCAGATGAAGGACTTGGAAATGGTGTTCTTGTTGTTGAGTAGTGTCAAAGAAGACATCACTGCAATGCGATTCCAGATTGGATTTGGCAGTTAAATACTGTATGGATGATATGTTTAACACGGGTTGGGACCCTCATACTTCATTGTTGCAATGCGAGCAGAACATCGTGCAATGTGCCAATGCAATCAATCACGGTACTGAGATTATGAAAGACTTGGCTAACAAGTATAATCATCAACAAGAAGTCATCCAACAACTGCAATTCAACAATCGCAAACTGCAACAACTGGTAGATGCACTAAGACACGAAGTAGTTCAGCAGGGTGCTAGACTAGAACTGTATAAGATGCAAACACCCCAATAAGCCCGTTTTAGTCGGGCTTTTTTTTCGTCTGCTATAAATAATAGTATGAACGAAATACACGACAGCGGAGCCGTGCTCCTAAAGCCGCCTAAAAAACAAAAAGAATTGGTAGAAGGTACCATTGCAGGTTATCCCATTGGCAGAGACAAGAAGATAGTTCCGCCCGATGAGGTGCAAAAACTTGCAGCCTTGGGGTGCAGTAATCGCGATATAGCCAACTTCTTTGGCATTGAAGAAAGCAATGTTTCCCGTCATTTTGCCGCCTTTATTACAAAAGGGCGTGAGGAGGTAAAGATAGCCTTACGCCGTGCAATGCTGGACAATGCCTGCCGCAATCACAATGCCGCAGTTCAAATCTTTCTCGCAAAAAATCTGCTCGGGATGTCGGATATTCCTACTAACACTGAAGACAAGAAACCTCTACCTTGGAGCGATGACGAGTGATATCAGTGCCCGTATTTGTAGCACTTTGTCTCACTGTTGGTTGCCTTTGTTTGTTAGCAATCTATAAGGGCTGGTAATGCCGCTTAGTCTAGCACAAGATACAGTAGCAAAAAACCCCGCACGATTCAGGGTGGTAGTTGCGGGTCGTCGCTTTGGTAAAACCCACCTTTCTATAAGAGAGTTATGCTATCACGCTAAGGATCCTGGGAAGGATGTATGGTATGTGGCACCTACCTACAAAATGGCACGACAAATTGTTTGGCGTAAGTTGAAGAACAAACTGCAAGACTTAAACTGGGTGGCTAAAACAAATGAAACAGAACTTACAATCACTCTTGTCAATGGTAGTGTTATTGCTCTTAAGGGTGCCGATAACTATGATAGCCTGCGTGGGGTGGGTCTTGACTTTATTGTGCTTGATGAGTTTGCAGACATTGACCCGGAAGCCTGGTACGAAACCCTGCGTCCCACCCTGTCAGACAAAGCCGGCAAAGCACTCTTCATTGGCACACCCAAAGGCATCGGCAATTGGGCTTATGAAATCTACCAGAACACACAGGATGATGCTGCCAACTGGCAATCATTCTCATACACTACACTAGACGGTGGGCAGGTTCCGCAAGAAGAAATAGAACAGGCCCGTAAGGATCTTGATGAACGCACCTTTCGTCAAGAGTATATGGCAACCTTTGAAACATTCACTGGACGCATTTATTATTCATTTGATAGAGCCCAAAATGTGCGTAAATACGAGGGTAATACTCCTGATGTTCTCTATGTGGGTATGGACTTTAACATAGATCCAATGTCAGCAGTGGTTGCTACCAGACAAGGCGATACCTTACATATCATAGATGAAGTGAGGATTTTTAGTTCTAACACACAAGAAGTGATTATGGAACTGAAACAACGCTTCGGCAAAAGCAAACTTTGGGTTTATCCTGATCCTGCTGGCAATCAACGCAAGACAAGTGCCGGAGGTGTGACTGATGTCACCTTGTTAAGCAATGCCGGCTTTGTGGTAAAAGCACCGAGGAACCATACACCTGTGCGTGATAGAATCAATGCTGTCAATAGTCGTTTGTGTTCAAGCAGTGGCATTAGACACTTGATTATTGACCCTAAGTGTAAATACACTATAGAAGGTTTAGAAAGACAAACCTACAAAGAAGGTAGTAGCCAACCTGACAAAGACAGTGGCTACGATCATATGAACGACGCACTCGGTTATATGGTTGATTACCTATTTCCAGTGCGTAAAGATATTGACCCAAGCCTGCTGATACCACAGCGTTGGGGACACCGTGTGGTATAACAAGGAACAATTATGAATGTCATAGAAACGCTATCAACAGAACTTAAGAAATTACTTACAGGCAATGACTTGTATCAGAACTATGAAGGACAATGGCAATACCTTTTAGAAAGTTATGTGGGCGGTAAGGAATACAAAGAAGCCGGACATCTTTCACGCTATCAACTAGAATCAGATGCAGAGTATGCTGCCAGACTGAGAACAACCCCATTAGAAAATCATTGTGCTTCAGTTATCTCAGTATATAATTCATTCTTGTTCCGTGAAGAACCCGATAGAGACTTTGACAACAATGGTATGACATTTGAACTAGAAATGTTCTTGCGTGATGCGGACTTTGATGGACGCAGTCTAAACTCATTTATGAAGGATGTGGCTACCTGGGCTTCAGTATTTGGACATTGCTGGATCATTGTAAGCAAACCTAATGTGGGTGCAGTCACAGTAGCCGATGAGCAGGCACAGGGCATTCGCCCATATGTGTCA